GCAAGATCGGTGTTCAGCCCCGATTGGTTGGGCCAGCCGCGATAGACGCGGGTGAGTGCGCCGGTGATTGACGGCGCACTGGTGCCTTGGGGGTAGATCAGCGTCTCGACCAGATTGGCGATGGTGGTCTCGACATCGGAGAGATCGGCCATACTGCGCTCTCCTCAGGCTGAGGCTTGTTTGACCGTCAGGCGGGAGCCGTATTCGGTGGTTTCGATGCTGGCGATGACGCCTGTCCGGCCTCGGTCGTCGGTGACGATGTCAGTTGGGAGCAGGGCAATATCCAAACTGGACGGCAAAAGAACTTGCCACATGCCGGGGTTTAACTCGGCCGGGAGTGAGGCCAGACCGGTGCTTTGGCCGCCTGCGGCCAAGATCGCGGCGGGCCAATCCTTGGCGATGATTGTTTCAAGCGCTGCCACAGTGCCACCGTAGATATTGACGCCGGGATAGCTTGCCGAGGCGGGGCGCTTGATGGTGATGCGATGGGGGGAGCGGACGCAAAGCACCGGCAGCAAAGGCTGCTGGGCGGCGATGAAGTATATTTCGCGGTCGGTGCGGCGGAGCAGAATATCCCCGGGCTTGGTGTAGGCGGCATCTAGCGCGGCTTCCCAGAGCGGGTTGGCGGCTGGTGCCGGGCGACGGGTATGACCTCCAAGTGGGAGGAAGATAACGTTCAAACGCAGCCGGAAATTGGATTGATGGGTGGGGTGATCGGGGCCGGTTGGGCGATACAGATCACAGGGCAGGCCGATCCGCGCGGCGGCGCGACCGGATGCTGAATAGATGCGGTCTTGTAAATGGAGGCCGTTCATCAGACCACCATGCGCAGGCTGCCGTCACCCAACGCTGGCCCGGGCGGGACGCCGAGGAAGGCGCAGAGTCTGCGGCGCCAATCATCAAACAGGCGGGTGCGTTCGGTGACTTCGCGGGCGTTGCGCACCCAGGCGGCGGCGCTGTCCGTGTCGAGTGTGGCCGACGCGGAGGTGACGGCGGATTCGAGTTGGCCGAGGGTGGAGAGATAGGTTCGCGCTACGGTCTCTTCGGCGGTGGAGAGGCGCTGAAGGCGGTATTCCAGCATTCCATAGGCTTGATAGAAGCGCCAATTGCTGAAGCCGCCATTGCCGATGCCATAGGCTGGGTAGCCGGCATGACGCCGCAGATCGGTGAGTTCGGGATCGGTGAACGGCATGAGGGCTCCTTGGGCGCAGTGGGCGGCGGGAGGTGGGATGCCGAGGAGCATCCCACCCTGAATGGAATGCACTCAGCCGAGATGTTCGATCATCACCGCGCGCTTGAAGTTGGCGTTGGTGGCGGTGGGGATTGTGGTGCTGTTGGTGGTGGTGTCAGACGGGGTGCAGAAGCCGCCGATCCAATACCAGGACTGTGCAATGATCTGCTGCAGTCGGTCGATTGGCTCGCGGGTGACCATCGCTACGCCGTCCACAACAGAGATGATGCTGTCAGCCGGTGCCACGTCAGCTTCGGCGAGGCCGGCATAATCGCCCTCGATCAACGCGCCCTTGCCGCACACGATGGGGCGACGAACCACTGCGCCGCCCAAGGACGGGTGGGTTTGGACATAGGCTTCGTTCGTTGGAATGAAGCGCAGGCCCAAGAAGTCGTTGACCATGCCCTTTTTGAACACTTGATTGGCGGAGGTGGCTCCGGTGAACAACTGGCGGAACGCGCTGTCAGAGAACAACTGACGGGCGGAGACCGGGTCGAGGTAGCAGTTATAGGCACCATCAATCTCCGGCACCGCGTTGAGCCGGAGTTGGGCGACGGCGTTGAGCAAAGTGGACATATCGAGGACGTCGCCAGCTGCGATGCCGGAGGTCGTCAACCGATTGTTCGGGCGCATGATCGACGAGGCGGTGGCGGCGGTGACAGCGTTGCCCGCCGTGCCATCTGCCACGCTGACGCTATTGCTGAAGGTCAGCACGCCGGAAATGCCGTTCGGGGCGGAGGAGTTGTTGACCGCGTCTGCCGAGGCGCCGACGACCGTGTAGGAATTCGCCCCGACGGTGACGGTGAGGCTGCCGGAACCGCCGACATTGGTCTGCACACCGTTGACGAAGACGGTCTGGAATCCACGAATATCATCGACCGACAGGCTGGTGCCAGCCGAGGTGAGAGCAATGCGAACGCGGGTGTTGCCACCGAAATAAGCGTTGAACAGGGCGTTGCGGGCGATCTCATCCAGGCTGCGCGCCGCCTGCTCGCCGTTGATGGCGGCGTTGAGCAGGAATTGCGAGGCGATGCCGACGCGGGAGGTGACCATGTTGAGGTCGGTGGTTGCGGCATAGTGGTTGAGAGTGATGGTGAATTGCTCGACCCCGAAGGTTTGCGGCGTGAGGCCGTTGTCGAGATTGGTGTTGGTGGCAGGCGAGAGTGGGGTGGTGATTGAAGGCTTGAGGCCCGCGCGGGTTTTGGTGAGAGTTTCACCGATGCCCACGGCAAATTCCTCCCGGTCAGCACACATGCGGTAGCCGAGGCGCGACGAGAGCGCGGTTTCGAATTCGCGCTCCAGGAAGCCCTGCTGGATGATCGGCTGCAGCGCTGCGGGGAAGTTCTGAATACCCATGAGGAAGTGTCCTTGAGAGATGGATGGCAGGCACAACGCGAAACGCCGCCCGGTGCGGGGCGGCGTGGCGGTAGGGGAGCGATGAGGCCGCTGTCATTGCGAGCGAAGCGGCGCAATCTGCAGGAATTTCGTCGGCCGAATGGATTGCCGCGCTGCGCTCGCAATGACGGAGACGAGTGGGTTAGCGCCGTTTCAGCAGGACCGCGCGGGCGGCCTGCCATTCGGCGTGAGTCATTTCGAGTGCTCGCTTGGCAGCTAGTGGCGTGCTCGGCGGGGCGGTTCCGAGGCTGGAGGTGGTGGCTTGGCGGAACAGCCAAGGTTTGTCGTGGCGGAGATCAGCCATCAGGCGGTCTGCGGCCTCAACCTCTCCCGTCTCGGTCAATTTGATACGGGCGGGGTCGAGAAGCTTGATGCCGTCGAGATCAATCATGCCCGCCCTGACGGCGTGAAGCTTCAGCTCCGATTGGGTAAGACGGGCCTGATGCTCTTGGGTTTGGGCCGATAGGCGGCGTTCGAGTTCGAGGACGCGCTGTTCTTCGGGGGAGACCGAAATCGGCGTGTTGGTGGGCGGCGCAGTCGGTTCCGTCATGGTCAATGGGCCTCCTGGGCAATGCGCTCGCCTTCGAGAGCGAGATCCTGGACCGAGAACAGATCGGCGACGCTGCGCCTTGCGGTCTCGGTCGAGATGATGTTGGCGTCCAGCAGCTTGGCGAGCGTGTTGGCATCGGCGGCGCGGTCTTGCGCATCAGGCGGATACCAGCGTGGCCATTGCAGGCGCAGACGGGCGCGGCGGTTAAGGGGCGGCACAGGCTCGTTGTGGGTAATCAGCGGGTAGAGGTTGCTCGCCTCAATGATCATCCGAGCGATTTGCAACATGGCGTCGCCGTAGCTGACGCGTAGATTGTCGGCGAGGAAGATCAGCCCTTGATTCATCATCTCCAACGCCCGCCCAGATTGCGCGGCGCTAACGCGGTCGGCGCTGGCGCGGTTGCCGTGCACCCCTTCGAGCGCCATCTCCCGCAGGGCGCGGACGTATTCGATGACGGCAGCGGCAGCGGTGCCGTTGATTTCGAGCAGGCGGGCGTCACCTTGCTCGGTGACGACAAGGGCGTTGCCACCACCCCGGATCAATTCACGGGCGTCTCCAGCCGGTTCGCGGATGAGCAAAGTGGGGTCGGAGCTGTATTTTAGGCCCCTGCCCGCTTGGCTGAGTTGGTAATCAATCTCGATGGCGGTTTCGATAGCAGGCTTGAAGGTGCAGGCACCATCAATGCCGTCCGCACCTTCGGGGCCACCGGGGAGGTTGCGGATCCAGACGATAGGGACGAAGCCGAGGCCGTGGCGGATGGTGCGGTCACGGTCAATTTGCGGCACTTCGTCGCCACTGACGGCCCATGGCTGGAACCAGGTTTCGGCGGCGTTATCCCAAACGCGCATGAACCAGTATTGCGCCCGAAGGTCGGGTATCGCGTAGCCCATCGCTGCCAAAGTGGCACCGGGGACTTTGTATTTTTCGATCACCGTCTCCAGCGTGTCAGGCGCATCAGCCTGCCAGCGCGGGGTGAGGAAAGTGGTTTCGAGCACCCTGAGAAACACCCGCCCTTTGAGAACGCGGACCAGGATCGCAATCGAGCCGACTGCGCCGCGCAGCGCGGCTTCCTGCATCACTGCGTTGAGGCGGCATTCTGTGGTGATGTCGATCAACGAAGATCGCAAGGCGGTGTCGTCGGTGTTGATCTGCGGGAAATGGCCATCGCCGAAGACGAGACTGATGCTGTCGTCCACGACGATGCGGGCGAGCGGATAGCGGACGGAAGGGCGGCGCAGACGGAGTGGGATGTATTCACCCGCCGCAGTGCGCTCGTCTTGAAATTCGTAGGGCAGCGCATCGTAAAGCGTGCCGTCTTGCACCCTTTTATAGAGGGCGAGGCGGGCGGTTCGAGCTGGATAGTCCGGATCCGGCGGGAAGAGAGAGGCGATAGTGTCGAGCATTGGTGCGCCTTCGTTTGAGGGCCGAACGGCTCGGGCGCGGTTCAACGTGCCAAGATGGGCAGGCTGAAGCGGCCGGGCTGCGTGGTGGCGAGCGCGAGTTGGGCGAAGGCGCGGCTGAGCGCGTCCACCTGATCGTCTTTGCGGCCATGTGGAAAATCGCGGAGTTCGTCGAGAAGAGCGCGGTTCCAGGGTGCGCGGAGGATGGCGAGAGTGCCGGACTCGATGGCGGCGGCGGGCAAAGTGGCGCGGGTGAGTTTGGCTCCGGTTTCCGGGCTGGCCCGGATGCGAAACCCCGATAGACGCTGACTGAGCCACGCCACTTGCTGCTTGCCCGCCTGCCCCGGATCTTGCGGCAGGGCGATGGTGACGGCGGCACCGTCTTGGCTGGCGACGGCGTGGATGGTGTCGGCGACTTCGGCGGGTCCGGCACGGATACGGACAACATCAGTGATCAGGTAGCGACTCTCCCCGGTGAGGGCGAGTTTCAGGCCGACCGTCCAATCTGGATCGCGCCCCTCGGTGGCGGCGGTGGCGGCGAGATCCCAGGCGCGGATTTCACGGCGGATGGGCGGGGCTACTTCGAAAACTGGGATGCGTGTGGTGGCGAATAGCGCTTCGGTGTCGGGCGTGGGTGATTGCTGGAACAGAGCGTTCCAGATGCGCGACCCCATGACGCGACGCTTGCGGTCGAGCGCTGCTTCGTTTTCCCATTCGGGCCAAAGTGCCTCGCCAAGTTGGCGGTTGAGAGGATCGTCGGCTTCGGCGATGGCGGGCAGGCGGAGGACGGTCCAGGTTGGATCGGTGTCGAGCAGACGGCCGCCGAGATCGTCTTGGTGCCAGCGTGTCATGACGAGAACAATCCGACCGCCGGGCTTGAGGCGGGTGGCGAGGTCGGAGCGATACCAGTTCCACAATGCGTTGCGCGCGGTTGGGCTATCGGCTTCCGCGTGGGATTTCACGGGATCATCGATGACCACCAGATCGGCACGACGCCCGGTGATGGGGCCTCGGATGCCGCAGGCAAAGTATTCGCCTCCCTGCTGGGTGCGCCATCGGGCGGCGGCCCGGTCTTCACGAAGGAGGTTAAGGCCGAGGAGTTCGCCCTGATCTCGCACGGTGTCGCGAACGCGGCGGGCAAAATATTCGGCGAGATCGGCGGTGTGGCTGGCGGCGATAATGGAGGCTTGCGGGTGGCGGGCCAGAAACCAAGCAGGGAACAAAACCGATGCGTAGGTTGATTTGCCATGTCCCGGCGGCAGCAGAAGCATCAGCCGATCGGGGCCAGTTTCGGCTAGATCAGCCAATTGGCGCAAGATTTCACGGTGGTGCGCGGCAGGGGCGTGGCCCTGAGGGGCCAGGGCTTGGTCAGCCCATTGCAGAAGGGAGAGCGGCGTTGGTGGAAACATGGCTGCTAAGGGGACAGCCGCATCAACACTCGACCGTTCCAGCGAAGGCTGGGCCGCTGGTGTGACCATGAGATCCTGAAGTCTCGGGATGTATGGGATCGCCGGAAGAGCCCGAATAGGGTTCGGCGTGGCCACAATGTGTGTGCGCCGCAGTTCCGCGATGATGTGTAACTTTATAGGTGAATCTGGGGTGGTTGGGAAGGAAAACCTGCATAGGCTACGAATATTTTCCTGATAACGTCATCGACCTCATACCGAATTTGATAAATCTGCGTCGGGCATTTCTGCCTTAGCGCCCCAACGCGAATTGCATTTACCTCCGGGGGCACGAGCAAAAATTGCAGTTTTTCAGTAGGATATGTTACGGATCTGGGTCATTTTCCAAAATTCATAGCATTGAGCTGCGCGAATTATGGCGAAATCGCGGCAGAACTGATCGTAATTAGGGGTTGATCTGTTGGGCGATGCTGGGGTTTATCCTACATGTCCGCCGCGATGTTAGGCACGCGGTGAACGAGGTGTTCAGATCGACTGTTCGTCGAGTGATTCCGCTCTCTGGGATCAGCACCTAAGGCTCTAAGAGGCGTGAACGGCGCGGACATGCGCTTGTTGCCACGACTGAGCCACATGAGAGCTGCCGGGCGGCGTTGGCGAGATGGAGATAGAATGAGCGCGCAAAGCAAAAAGCTGTTGCAGAGGGACATTCTGCCGTTTGTGGCGTTTGGTTTGCTGTTTTCCATGTCCGCCGTTGGCGCTGAACGGTCGGAACAGCCAGCGTCTAAGGCGGCGCCTGCTGCCAGTGTTTCACCTTTCAAGGCGACAGGTGACAATGCCAAACCAGTGACCAAGCCCGTGCCAAAACAGATTACGCGGTCAGCGCCGGGACCAATTACGCATACCAAGGTCACGCCGCGCCCAGTGCAGCCGCAGGGCTCAGCTGGCCACGCGATGGCATATGATTCCCAGGGGCGCGTTATCCGCCGGGTGGCTATTTCCGGCAAGGATGGGGCAGCTGCGGGATTTGACCATACTTTGCTCGACGATGGGACGTTTTGGCGCGAAGATGGTAGCCGGACGACCTGGCAGCAGACGGGAATGGCGAGTTGGTACGGGGGCGCGCGGTGGCAGGGCAAGCGGACGAGTTCCGGCGAACGATTTGACCAAAATCAGCTAACGGCGGCGCACGCCACACTTCCAATCGGCACGAAGGTTCGTGTGGCGCGCACTGATGGCTCGGGCTCGGTGGTGGTGACGATCAATGATCGCCCTGGGACGCGAACGCGGATTATCGATCTGTCTCGTGCAGCTGCCAAAGAACTTGGCATCTTAACCGCCGGTGTAACAATGGTGACTTTACGACCGTTGTAGGGGCGATTGGTGATTTAGCGCTGACACAATCATTGCAATACCTTGCGCATGCCAGCGCTGGATTGCTTTGTGGTCGGCCCCCAGAAGCGCCGCAAGGCGGCGCCAGGGGTAGAGATGTCGTTCGGTGATCGGGCTGACCAGGGACCGGGCCCCAACGATGCGCCGCAGGACATATTTGTCGTGCGGTATCGCGGTAATCCATTCCATAGCCTCATCCATTCTGGTGATTTGCCCTGAAGTGGGGACCGGCGGGCGAAGGCGCTGACTTGGCTGAGACCATCCTTGTGCCTCGATTGCGGAATTTACGACGTCGTGGCGGATGGTGCGTAAGCGGGTGGTTGGTCCAGCATTGGGCAGCGCCAATAGTATCGCTCCGGCTTCTTCGAGGCGCGCAATGACAGAATCACTGGTATATTCAAAAATCCGTGGATTTTCTGATCTTGAGGAATTTTGATCAATAATTAGTTTCATTTTTAAATCCTATATCGGTATTTTGTGACACATTTTCGGAATTAATTACTCTTTTGTGCATTATTTTTTTCGACATTCGAATATATGTCGCCACTTGCTGCTGAAATATTATGTTTATTTTGGCGCGGGTTAGCCATCGGTTCGCGTGCTGGTGAGTGATCTCCCGCCAGGAGGACCCGGGGGCTTGGTTGTGTAGAAAATCCTGGATCGCTTTGCGGACAGCGGTGGCGTTGCTGGATCTGGGCGCATTATCCAGAACCTCGGCGTTTTCAGGCCGCAAGAGCCGGGCTTTGCGACCACAGGTGGAAA